GCAACTTTTCTCATTATTTGCATAACCTGTTCCTGATAAACAATCACTCCCATAGTGCTTTCTGTTATTGACACAATTTCTTCATTTTTCATAACGTACTCAATTTCTTCTTTCCCAGAATGGATCATTGCAAATTTATTTGCACCACCACTATGCAAAGGACCCGGTCTTGCTAGCGCAGTTATCGCGATTATATCATCTATGTGTCTAACTTGAATTGATCTGCATAAACCTGCTAGCGCTCCACCTTCAAATTGGAAAATACCTTGAACTTTTTTATCTCTAAATAACTTGAAAACTTTATCATCTTCTAATTCTAAGTCATAAAAATCTGAGTATTTAATCCCAACTTTATCTGCAATATTTTCTAAAACAGTAAGTGTCTTTAACCCTAGGCAATCTATTTTTAAAAGGTTCATCTTCTCGGCAGATTTTTTATCTAGCTGGACCGTGTTGTCCCTTGGATTTACACTAGCGAAATTTATTAATGGTTGAGTGGCCACAATAATCCCAGCGGCATGCGTCCCACTATGCCTGCTATGTTTTTCTATCATGGAAGAATATATCATTTCAGGATATTTTTCTATGAAGTCTTTTCCTATTTGGGTTTCACTAAAAGTGTCTTGAATGCAGTTGAAAAATCTAGCATCTCCAGTTGACCTATCTATTATAGAATTTTTAATTCCCTCTGTCTCATCATCTGGTATTTTTAATTCTTTAGCGAAAGCTCCTATGGCTCCACGATGTTTAATAGTGCTAACGACAGCTAGGTTCTTTACATTTTTAGCCCCATTAGTTCTTATGAGTTCTTTTATCACGGACATTCTTTTTTCATCTGGGAAGTCAATATCTATATCCGGTGGGTCTTCTCGGTTGTGATCTATGAACCTTTCAAATAGCAATCCCCATTTTATAGGATCAACTTCTGTTATTCCTAAAAGATAGCAAACTAAAGAACCTCCACTTGATCCCCTACCCGGACCTACAAGCATGTATTTTTTTGCTTTAAAAATCATCTCATGAACTATCATAAAATAATCAGTAAAATCTTTTTCCTTTATTAGTTTCAATTCCATTGAAAGTCTTTTCTTGTACTCCTTGTCTTTTAGATTTATGTTTTTATTCTTGGCACCTATTCGGCACATTGTTTTTATTTTTTTACTGCCTTTGTATCCGACTGTTTCAGCACTGGGGAATTCTACGTTGCATTGCTCAGCTATTTTATATGTATTACTTACAGCTTCCTTGTCTTTATATGTAACCATCCATTCTTTTTCACTAAGAATGCGCTGAGGATAGCACTGATTTTCTAATTTTCTTGTACCACAAAATAACTGATAAACTTCTTTATCGTCTGCATTAATCATACAATTATTATTTATCGCGACATGTGGTAATTTACTAGCGTAAGCAATAGGGCTAGTAATATTGCAAATAGCGATATAGTCTATTCTTTCTTCCATTTTAAAATTCGGAGAAATAACAATTACATTGTCAGATAATTTCCATACATCTACTAGCCCTATATGCTCCCTGTAATAAAAACATTCTTTTGATCTCTCAACCAGCTTGTAGATTTCTTTTAACCCTTCATAGTTCTTCGCCAAGAATATATAGACTGGACCGAATTGCCCACGGGGACGAACCCTCTCTTCTGGAGCATTAACCACCATTAACCTTACACCAAATATAGCTTTCTTATTTTGTTCCTTGCAAATTTCATTAAGATAAAAATGAGAAAACGTATTATTTATATCTGCAACACCTATCGCATCTGCTTTTTGTGTAGCAATAACATCTTTTATAAAACCATATGTTTTCTGAAAAGAATATTCCGTGCGTAATGCTAGATTAATCATCAATGTCACCTAGCTTGACCAGTAGGTCTACATTCATTTCGGTCGGCATTTCTTTGGTGTGCATTTCTTCCATCATTATCACTTCCTCAAAATCCTTAAATTCTCCATACCCCTTGTCTATTTTTCTAAAATCGTAAATGGTATATTTATGTCTCCTGAATATGACAATGTCCCCAGCTATAATTTCTTGACCGGTGCTGTCGTGGTGCATAACATTGCTTGAATTAAATGGCATTTTATTTTCTCCAGTTTTACATTTTATTTTTTATCATCCACTTGTAACATCTAAGTGTAGCCTCTACATCTTTACGCGCACGATGAGCACCTTCTTTATGCTCTTTTCCCGTGGCGTGTTTATGCAATGCGCTAAGCTTCAACCTTTTATTTTCCAGGTGCATGCTTTTTTCTATAGTGCAATACCAATCGGGGGGCCAAGGAAATTGAAACTCTTTTTCTATTCTAGATAATTCTACCCATAGCATACCCGCATCAAAAGGCAGGTTATGTCCTATCATCCTTTTTGCCCCAAGAAATAAATCGCATAGATTGTCATATATCTCTATAAATTCTGGAGATCCTAGTGTCATGCTTTCATCTATCCCGGTAATTTTTTTAATGTGGTGTTCTATTTTAATCGGTACGGTAAAGAAAGTCTCTAGCTCGTCTATTATTTTATTTTTATTGTTTAATCGTGCTGCATAAATTTCTATCATGTATGGCTGTTTTATCAACTGAATAGCGTTCGGTTCTAATAGGCCGGTTGTTTCTGTGTCTAGTATAATACTGTCGAATTTAATCTTCCGCATTACACATGACCTTCTTTATCTTCACCCATTGTTTCTTTCTTTTTCCTGTCTGAAGCATCGCTGTCTATTCCGTTGAGCATGGCGGCAAAAACTATTGCATCGTGCGCTGAATCATAATGACCACCATTCTCAAATTGAGCGGCGTATCTCATCATCTTGGCTATGACAGCGCTCAAGTAAGTGTATCGGTTAAAGTCTTCGGGAGTTTTTAACTTAACCCCATCAGGAAAAATAATTGACATGACTTCACCTTTTACCTTGTACATGTTTCCGTATTTATCTGATTTTTCTTCAAATGTTTTAATAGCCGCCTTCAATTCATTTATTACATGTATCATTTACTCCCCCTAATTTACTTTGATAGTAGTGCCAATGCCGGCGAAGCGGCTAGAACCCCCTCATAGGTCATTATCTCACAAGGGCTATGTATTAAGGTCACTTGCAGCCATACCGCTTGACTAAACCCCTTACCCTTAAACTAGTAAAGCTCACCTAAAAAGGTGAGCCGTACGCATGCAGTGCTTATGCTAGGGGTATTAAGACGACTTGGCGTTTAGCTCAAGCTGCTTATGAACCTTTAGGAATTTCTTTTTCCAGCCGTCAACTGCCTTTTCCCGGAATTCTTTTTCGTCCATCCATTCCTCAAAAGCCTCAATCCCTTCTTCAGCATTATCAATGATCCATGCAATTGCCTGAATGAGTAAGGGGTTTTCTTTATCCTTGTGACGCTTAGGAAAAGAAATTTCAAACTCTTTGCAGTACTTGCGGATTTGCGATACCGCTTGGGTTTCCGTGGTGCCTTTAACGGCTTCCACTATTGTTGCCACCATTGTTTCAACTTCTGGCCATTCTTCAGGTTCGAAGCCGTCATCTTCCATTATCACTTTACATTTAGTATAACGATCTTTTGCCGATACTGAAAAGCCCAATTCAACCATCGCGATTTGCATCAATTTTGCAGCGCGTTGAAACTTAGTACCCGATTGAACAATTTGAATAAGGATTTCGTCTTCGCTTATTTCGTCCGACATTCCTGCCTTGACAATTGCTTCTACTTTTTCTGTTGTCGACATTTCGTTTTTCTCCGAGATTTGTAATGTTGTTAGACCAGTGTTAAAAGATTTTTGTACGTCATTGCTTTTCTTTCCAGCTACTTTGAATCCATTCTCCTTTGCTATTTTCTTCATGAGGTCAATTGAAAGGGCTTTTCCTTCAGTTTCGTAAATATAGTCATCGACTATTTTACTTGTTTTTATGAATGCGCCTTTCATCATAACGCGATTATCAGGATTTATTAGAAATTTTGTATTCATTGTATGCTCCAGTTTTATAAAGATATTCGTAGTGCCAATATTGTGACATGTGCCTAAGTATAACAGTTAATCAGAATAATGCAAGTTTTTATTTTATGCAAAGAAAACAA